TTCTATCATGCTTTTTTCTCAGAAAAAGCAAATCGCGTTTAAAAAATTCCTTGAAACCGTTGTTTTACCCGAACGATCGGGCTAAATCCTTTTACCGGACCTCCCTGTGACATCTTCTTTGGCGACTTCCCTGCCTTGCTAAGAGCTATAGCTACTGCTTGATCCTGCTTGTAGCCCTCATCCCGCAACTTACTTATGTTAGAGCTAATGGTCTTCTGACCTTTACCTGTTTGTAATGGCATAACTTAACAAGAACTATACTTGCCACCACGCTCTGCCGCGCCCATGCCGCGCTTTTTACCTTTGAACATGGTGCCTTCACCAATGCTAGGGGTCTTTTCGTCAGTTGCTTTGGCATACGGTATTTTGCCCTGACCTTTTATGTCCGCGTAATTCTTAGCCGCGGGGGCCTCAACGGTGCCAGTTACTATTTTTACAGAACTCATTCTATTGCCCTCTGTTTTGATTGCGCATAATCTCGCGCTGGTTTGCTGCTTGTAGTTTTGCTCGGGATAACTCTTCTTGACTCTGCAGACGGTCATCAAACTGCCTGCTTCTCTCCGCCATCTTCTGCCGCTCCAGATCCAGTTTCTGCTGCCCTTCCATTATGTCAGCCTCGGTAGCCTGTGCTTTAATATTGATCTCCTGCTCTTTAAGCGCGATCAACGGATCAGCACCCTGTCCACCGCCCATAATCTGCTGGCCCATCTGGCGAACATTCTGCATTTCCTGTGCGATCATTTGTGCAGTCTGTGTTTCAATATCAAGCATTTGCTCTTCAGTAACCTGCTGGTTACCGTTTTGTTGCATAAAGGCTATAGCCACTTGTTCTCTAGCTTTAAGCTTTATGTGCTCTAAAACGTGTTTCTGCAGAGCTACAGCTAACCCAACGGTGCTTTGAACTACCCCAGAGGCCATAAACGTCAAATGCGCCATCATATGGGCATCGTGGTCTTGTCCCTCAAAGGCTTTCAAACCAATGTTATCAAGCACGTCAATGTGCTCTTGCGCCGGATCTTTAGGCACAGGCTCTTGCTCTGGCGGAGCCTGTAGAATCTTGTCAATGTCCCTAACCCCAAGAGCCTCGTACATACGACGGAAAGCTTCATGCTGGTTGTGCAACTGCGGGGCCTGCATGGCCATCTCTAGCTGAGATTGTGCTAAAGCAATACGCTGGGCTTGAGAAAATATGTTTGGATTGGATACAGGAACAACGTCTACACGATCATCAAAGTCTGCCGCCATGATACTCTGGTCACTACCCGCTACAGAATACGGGTATTCCTGCGGTAAGTAATCCGCCATGACTCTAGCTAATAGCTTGAACTCTATGCGCATGGCATAGTGCAAACGCTTGTGGATGGCACTCATTACTCGAGTTCCCTGCTCCAACATAGCTACTGTAGTACCTACCGCGGCTTGCTGGTTACCATCACCAACCTTCAGATCGGTAATAGTAGCGAACCTCTGTGCGGCACTGACAACAAAACCAAGCAGATTAAACAGCGTAGTGTCCGGGCCTTTAAATGGCAACGGCATCAAACTGTCACGTATGGCTCCTCCCGGCGCATCGACATCTCTGAACTCACCGGGCTGGAGTGGTTCGCTGTCATCACGTATGCGAAGACCTCGAGCTTTAAAGCCCGCCGGTAAGTTGGACAACGTGCCTGCATCAATAAGTTGTCTTAAAGCCGCTGTAGCCGTGCGAGATAAGCCGCCAATTGTATGGATTAGGCCAAGGCCATAAAAGCCGAGCCCGGGAAGAAACTTGTAATGCACAAAATATTGAATCTTATTGCGCATGGGATCATCTTCACGAAAATTCCGCCTAATGGAGAGAATCTGGCCATTATCTTGGCTGATTGTCACAATATAAGGCAGCTTTATTCCGGTCATTTCGTCATCTTCTCCGGTGTCTTCAAACCCCGGAAGATCAAGTTCCACGTGGAACTCTAACAAAGTGCAGTCATAATTAATTGTGGAGGGGGTAACCCCTTGAATTTTATCAACTGCTTGAGTTATGTCGTTCGTTTCTTCCTGTGCAGGGGTGACCGGTACATCTAAATAGAACCCCGCAACCTGTCTTTTCCGCAGATCATTCGCGGACATCGGTACAACTTGAGCAATCAAAGGCGACCTTTCAAGATTAGTCGCTTCGTAAGGAACAATAAGGTTTTCTGCAGGAACAAACGTGCTTACCGCCCGTTCCAAAGCCTCATCGTAGTAAATCTTTTTGAAAGCAGAACCCGCCAAGGGCAAGTAAAACAGCATCTGATCAAACTCAGGTGTGTATTCTTCCATCACGTTAGTCAAGTAGTAGTTCATAAACTCTTTGACGCGATGGGCTTGGTCGGACTTCTCTTTATCGGGAGCACCCATAACGGCTGTTCGCACAGGGCCACCTGCAGGCAAGAGCTCATTAAACGCTTGTGCCTGAAACTGTGTAGCGGCTTCCGCTAGAACAGGGTGAGTTACACCCGTAGCTCCCCGGAAAGGCTCGGTTTTTTCTTTGTAAGTAAAACCAAGTAGCTCCAAACCTTTGGAATACGTTTCTTCCCAATCATGTCGAGAAGATTTGCAGGAATCATATTCAGCCAGTAGCTCGTTAGAAATAACGCCCAAGTCAGAATTTGTTAGTTCTTCGGCTAGATTACGATAAAAATCGCCTTCATCCACATCTATGGCAGTAGGATCAAAATCAATAATTGCCCCACCTTCTTCATCTATCTCGATCTCGATGCCTTCTGGAGCAGTGCCAGACATCATTAAAGTGCCGGGAGATTCTATTTCAAGGTCATCTTCTGCATCCATCAACATAGGATCATCAGAAGAGCGATCCATCAGAGAAACCATTGGGCGATTATTCTCGGCCATATTTAACCCCTTTGACGTTCCATAATGCGGTCAATTGAAGACACCATGTCGCTATTGATCATGCCGCCCATTTGGTTAGTCATAGAACCTAAACCGCCATAACGCTGGTTCAGGGCCACGGTCCGATCATCAACAATCCCGCCCTGCGCAAAGGGGGCCGTTCCTGTACGATTACGGTCAATGCGTAACTGCTCTACCGCTTTTAGCATCGTATCATCCGAAATATTATCTGTCTCAGCTTTGTAAATCTGTTGTGCCCGTCGGATGGCTTCCTGATCATTACCAGCTTCTTTCATCATGCGCTCGTAAATCTCCATGGCACTTTTAGCCTGTTGAATGGTCATGTTCTCAATATCATCTACACTCATATTTTCTAAAGCTTTCTGACCAGAAGGCTTGAAAAAATCCTGAAAACGACCACCTAATTCCTCAAGCATAGATCCTATGCCACTTGAAGCTTCACCACCGTTAGCAAACCCTGCTAAATCTACGCCTAATCTTCCTGCCACTTTTGTCACCTTTTCCGGCGTAACTCCAAACACGCCCGCCAATTGATTTAAATTTAAACCCTGCCTACGCGCTTCATCCACTATGCGGAAAGCACGTTCTTGCTCTGTATAATCACCTCTACCCACCGCACTCTCTTTAGTCGCTAAAGACTGTAAGCGTTTAGTAGGGTCCTCGATCCGTGGTCCGCCGGTCAACGGCATATTAAAGCGAGTCGTGACTGCCGTTACTTGGTCCGCGGTCACCGGTTTTTGTATGCCAAACCTGCCAACAACATCCGGAGTCAATGCACTGGCAATGTCCTGAGAGGACAAACCTTCAGACGCAGCATAATCGGTAATGCGCTGGGCCGCGATCTCTCCACGGGGAGACGTGCTAACAATGTTAGCAATAACGTCTTGAGGGCTAAGAACCTCGTTTTGAGGCATACTGACCTCGTTTCGAGAGCTACCGGCCCCCGAAGTAATGACAGGAGTGTTACGAACAGGAGGTAGCGTATCGAAATTTAACATCGGGCCGGGGGTCGGGGAATAAGCGGGGCGTTGCTGAACTTCCCACCAGCGACGATTCTGCTGGGGCAAATACTGCTGTTTTTCTTGCTCGGTCATCAAAGGACGGCCCGCGACCCGGATGTCATCTAGCGTTAAAGCAGGAGGAATGACACTAAATGTTTCGGTTCTTTCGTTGCCGTAGCGGGGTTGACCGGCACGTTTATTCCCATAATTCGGATACATAGGGTTGCCACCCGTATCCGTATCTGTGCCACCAGTATTAGTGTTGCCACCCGTATCCGTGCCACCCGAGCCCACACCTCCGGCAAAGTTCAGGTTAGTAGGGTCCCCAGAGGGCTGACCGAAGCTAAAAGTACGGGTAGACATATACCGGCTTACGGCTTTGTCAAAAGCGTTCATGTCATATCCGCTGTCTCTGGCTAAAGCCCAAGCGGCCTGATAGAACGGAGTACCTTCGGAATCAGAATAATTGTTTCCTATTCCAACCAAGATATTATAAATTTCTTCTTCGGTCATGTGATATTACCCGTAGTATGCAACCGTAACTCGCATTTCGTCTTCGTCTTCAAAATCGTCAGAAGGCAATTGAACAAAATTTCCCTGACGGTAACGCATCAACGCCTGCGTGGT